AAGTATTATGGGAACGATTAAACAACAAAAGACAGCTAAGGCTATGGTAGAAGGAGAAGCAACCAACAAACAATCCATGTTAGAAAAAGTGGGATATAGCAAGGGTATTGCCAAAAGTCCTAGTAGGGTATTAGAGAGTAAAGGATTTTTAGAAGAATTTGATAAATTAGTTCCTGATAAAAAACTAACAAAGAAACATAACCAATTACTAGAAGACGTTAAATCAGAAATACAGATTAAAGCTCTTGACTTAGCTTATAAGGTTAAAGGAAGTTACGCACCTGATAAAAAACAAACAGTCAGCCTTAATCTAAACGCTGAACTTAAAAACTCTCAAGAATCCAGAGACTTAGTAACTGAATATGAAGATAAGGTTAAAGAAATGCTAAAAGAAAAGAAATGATAGAAGAACTATCAATCCACGCTTTTATAAATAAATACGAGCTTAAGAATGAACAGGGAACACCTATAGACTTCTACAACCATTTCTTCTTGTTTGATATCTACAAAGATTTCTCCAAGAAGTTAGCAGTCCTGAAAGCTGCACAAATAGGAATGACAACTTGTGAGATTATAAAGAGCTTGTGGGCGGTAAAGAACAAAGGGATTGACTCAGTATATATTCTACCAACAGACTCAGACGTTAACTCAATGGTTGGCTCAAAGGTTAACAGGATAATTGCTCAAAACCCTATCTTACAAGAATGGACTAAAGACAAAGACTCAATAACTCAGAAGCAGATTGGCTCGAACTACATTCATTACAGAGGAAGCTGGAGCGAGAAGGCTGCTATTATGGTAACGAGTGATTGGAATATGTATGATGAGGTAGATGCTTGTAAGCAGGACGTTGTGGAGCAATACTCAACCCGGTTACAGCATTCTAAGTTAAAGTGGGAGCATTATTTCTCTCATCCGTCATCAGTAGGTACAGGAGTAGATAAGTATTGGGTTAAGTCAGACCAGAAGCATTGGTTTATAACCTGCAAGAGTTGCGGAGAAGAACAGTTTATGGAATGGCCCAAGAGTTTTGACATGGACAATGAGAAGTATATCTGTAAGTTCTGCAAGAAAGAGCTAGAAGACGAAGACCGAAGAGTAGGGCGTTGGGTAGCTAAATACAAAGATAGAGAGTTCTCTGGTTATTGGATTCCGTTGTTTATAGCCCCGTGGGTTTCAGCGAAAGACATCATAAACTACTACAAGGATAAATCAGAAGAGTATTTCTATAACAAAGTGTTAGGCTTGCCGTACGTAGGAGGAGGGAACAAACTAACCAAGGCTCACTTAATGCAGAACCTCACAGGCGAGGAGATAATCACTCCCGGAGACAACGAGCGGATAGTTATTGGAGTAGACACAGGGAACAACGTCCATTATGTAGTTGGTTGCGAGCAGGGTATATTCCACTATGATTACTTTAGCAAGGGTGAATTAAACTCACAGATCGACAAATATCAAGAGCTAGAACACTTAATGAAGAGATGGCCAAGAGCTATTATGGTGATTGATCAAGGAGGAGACATCACAGGATCAAGAGCTTTGAGACAGAAGTATCCCGGGAGAGTATTCCTATGTACATTCGGAACAGACAGGAAGACCAAGGAGCTTATCCGTTGGGGAAAGAATGACGAGGATGGAGCAGTAGTGGCTGATAGGAACAGATGTATTCAAATGACAGTAGACGAGTTCACAGACGGCAGGATACCTATTCAAGGCAAGGAGGAGGACTGGTATGACTACTATCTACACTGGAACGCTCTCACTAGAATCAAGGAGTTTGACCAGAAGACAATGGAGATTAAGCGGCGGTTATGGGTGAGGAATTCCGATGATCACTGGTGTATAGGAGCTGGTGTGCTGATTACAACAGATAAAGGAGAGATACCAATTCAAAAGGTGCATGTAGGCGACAAGGTTTTGACACGCAAAGGTTATAAACGAGTTCTTCATTCTGGAACAAGCGGTAAAAATGTGATTATAAAAGGATTAGTTGACTCTAGAGGGAGTATACTATGGGCGACTGGAAATCATAAGATTTATATTATTGATAAGGGATGGACTACTGTTGACAATATACTTGTAGGTGATAAACTACAGGTATGCAAACAAAAAAGTATACAATTGAATTCAACGGAGACAAATACATCAGATACCCCAACCACAAAACAGGGAACAGATTTTACTATACTCCAACATATCACAACCAACATCAGGGTAAGTTGTGCCTTCATCAAGAAATATGGAAGTTCCATAATGGAGATATTCCAAAAAACTATATTATTCATCATAAAGACGGCGATCCACTTAATAATTCAATTGAAAATCTTGAGTGTATTTCTAGGTCAAAACATCACAGCATCCACGTCAAGAAAAGATGGGAAAACCCAGAATATAAAAAAAGACAATCTGAAATTGTTAAAAAAAGACTCAAAGACCCAGTTGAAAAAGAAAAAAATAGAATACAATTGCTTAAAGCTAGAGATAAACAAGACCATTCTTATCAGCGGACTAAAGAAGCTAAAGAACATTACAGTAAATTTTTTAAGCAGTTTTTACTCAAAAAGCCAAAGAAGTTTATCTGTGTTGGATGTGGTATTGAAGCCACTACTATATCTCCAAGAGGTGGTAAGTTCTGCACAGAAGCGTGTGGAAATCGTTACCGTGCTAGAATGTCCAATAAAAGAAAAAAGAGTCTTTAATCTATCAGTTGAAGATCAAACAGAGTATTATGCCAACGGAGTATTAGTTAGTAACTCTATGGCAACAGTCTATTGGAGGATAGGGATAGATAGATTCGGTTCTAACGACAACAAGATAATAGGGGAGAAGGTTGAGGTTGAAGAAGCCCCGGTGGTGTATGTAGGTGGGACGATGGATGCTAAGTTTGCTTTAGGTGCTTATAAGAAAAAACCAAAACATGATTGGAGAACTCGGTAAAATAGAAAGACTAGCTCGAATACAAAAAGAACTAATAGACCCTGTTATAGAGAACAAGGGTAGTTCTGATATTACTATAAAGATTAGAGATGGTGTTATTGTCTGGGCCGAGACATCATCGATTAAGAAGCTAAGGGTAAATTTTAAAGTGGCTTAAACACAGGCGTTCTTTAACTTGTTGCACGGGAGATATAAAACATTAACTTTAAGATATGAAATTTATTGCATTGTTTATGACAACGATAACACTACTAACTCTATTCTTGGGTTGGATAGGTTACCAATACGAGCATGATAACTATTTTTGGTGGTATGTTACGAATGGGGTAGTAATAATATTAAGCTTTAGAAAATGAAACAAATCACACTAAACGACACCAGAGAACAGTTGAAGGCTGGAATCGACAAGCTAGCTAATGTAGTTCGTGTAACACTTGGAGGCAAGGGCAAGAATGTTATTATTAGAAACGCTCAATATGGGATAGTGAGTATTATCAATGACGGTATCAACATCGCCAAGGAAGTAGAACTAGATGATGAGGTAGAGAACACAGGAGCAATGTTAGCCAAGTTAGCGGCCAACAAGACCAACGAGGAAGCTGGAGACGGCACAACAACCACTATAGTCCTCTTACAGGCTTATTTAAACGAGATGATGAAGATTAAGACTAAAGACCACCGAGGGCTTAGAGAAGAGATTAAGAGCAAGATAGACTTCATTGTGAACACCATAGACCAACAGAAAGAGGAGGCAGAGTGCAGAGACTTGTACAAGGTAGCTTATAACTCATCACTAGATGAAGACATAGCAGGTGTAGTGGTTGATGTAGTAGAGAAAATTGGCAAGGACGGAGTGTTCAACATCTTTGAGTCTACAACCCCCGGGATTAAAACAGAGGTGGTCGATGGTATTAGCCTAGATGACGGATTTATTAACCCTTACTTCATCAATAACCCAGACAGTGGAAGAGCAGAGTTCAGCAATGTAGCGGTTATGTTAGCTGACAACATCAGTACAATCCACGCCTTACTTAAAAAAATGGATGAGATGAACAAAGCAGGGGAGAACTCAATAGTTATCTTCGCCAAGCAAATATCAGACGAGGTTACTAACTTCCTACTAACCAACAAGGCACAGGGAAAATTCCAATCGTGCGTGGTTAAGACAGACAACTTCGAGGAGCTAGAGCTTATAACAGGTGCTAAGGTAGGTATGGAGACCTTAGGACGAGCAGGGAGCATTATAGTTAGCAGTAAAGACACCAAGGTATCAGCTGATGAGAGCAAGAAGAAAGAAATAGCAGAGAAGATTACCCAGATGAAGAATCAAAAGGATGACAGTCTAAAGGACAAAATCTCCCGGCTAGAGAACGGGATAGCTACTATATGGGTAGGCGGAGGTAATATGCAAGAGTCCAAGGAGATGAAATACAAGCTAGAGGACGCAATGAACTCAGTAATGTCTGCAATAGATGACGGTGTTGTAGAGGGTGGAGGTATGACTTTGTACCGTATATCAGAGACTATCAAAGACCGTTCACAGTCAAGCAAGTTGATTAAAGAGGTACTAAAAGCTCCATTGAAGCAGATTATAGAGAACGGAGAGGATGATTTCTCGGAGGTTATCAAAGGATATAAAGGTGGTGAAGGTTACAACGTAGTAACAAGAGATTGGGAAGACTTGTTTGTCTCTGGTGTGATTGATCCAGCTAAGGTAGTTAAGTCTGCGTTATTCAATGCTTTTAGCTATGGAAACCAGATATTGACAGTTGAGGCAGGTATAATAGAGGAGAATCCAAAAGAAAAACTTTGACTTTTTGGATTAGATAGTGTATAATGAATAGTAATTAAAGCTGACCATTAACTTGGAGGCCATATCTTATTAGATGTGGTCTTTTTTTATAAATTATGAGCGTATTAGACGGCTTTTATAGCCTTTTCAAGAATGTAAATAGACATAAAAACCCTGATAGTGAAGTACAAGAGGGTACTTTGGACCTATTAGATGAGTTAGAGTTAGATATGAGTGATACAGAACTTATCCAGTTAAAGGATGAGTGGATGAAGAAATGGAATCTATATTATCCTAGTATCAAGGAGAAACAAGACGAGAACGAGAGATATTGGCTAGGTAAACAGTTTGAAGGTAGCAAGGTAGACGACAGACCAATCGTTGATAATGTGATATTTGAAGCATTAGAGACATTCTTACCAATCGCCACTAAGAGAAGCCCAGAGCCTATGGTTATAGGAGACAACACCGAAGAGGGAGAGAAAGTGGCTGACAAAGTTCAGTCCACGTTAGTTTATCAGGCTGATATTCAAAGAATTAAGCTAAAGTTGAAGAAAGTTGCAAGATTCTGGGCGTTATATCTGTTGGGAGTGGTTAAAATTGGCTGGTCAGTCAATGAGAATGACATCTCAACCAGAGTAATAAGACCTCAAAGGCTTATACTTGACCCTGAAGGCACAATTACAGACGACATGCAGTATGACGGGGAGTATATAGGAGAATACCGAAGCGACACAGCCTCAAGACTTATCAAGAGATTCCCTAAATCAGAGAAAGACATCCGTAAAGGAGTTACAGGTAAGATGGGATCAAAGATTACTTATATAGAATGGTGGACAGAAGATTACACCTTTTGGACGTTAGGTAGTGAAGTTCTAGGCAAGATTAAGAATCCTCATTGGAACTACCCAGAGGCTGAGTCAATAACAGATGAGTTCGGAGTAACTACCCCAACTGGAATGATACCCGGTAAGAATCACTTCAATTACCCTAAGATGCCGTTTGTCTTCCTTTCAATTTTCAACGTAGGCAAGCATCCGTTTGACGACACCTCACTAATCGGGCAGAACTTAGCCAACCAAGACATCATAAATAAACGACAAGGGCAAATAGACAAGAATGTAGACGGAATGAATGGTGGATGGATCGTATCAGGAGAGTTATCAGGACTAACTAAAGAACAAGCAACTGAAGCAATGGAAGCAGCTAGGCAAGGTGGATCGCTATGGATAGCTCAGGGTAATCCCAATAATGCAGTTGCAGAGGTTAAAGCTACCGGATTACCGGGAGATGTGTTTAATCACCTTGTAGACACCAGAGAAGAGCTTAGAAACATATTTGGTATTAGAGGTTCAAGTCCTCAAGGAACAATGAACGAGCAAACACTAGGAGGCAAACAAATAATCAAGCAACAAGACTCAAGCCGTATTGGTGGAGGAATATCAGAACACTTAGAGCAGTTTGTTGACCAGATATTTAATTGGTGGGTTCAGATGATGTATGTCTATTATGATGAGGCTCACATGGCTTCTATAGTAGGGAAGGACAAGGCAATGGAATTTGTCTCTCTATCAAACGCAGACTTGAACAATAAGATTACTGTTAGCGTTAAGGAAGGCTCGCTACTACCTAAGGATGACTTCTCAGAGGCTACCCTAGCGATGGAATTAGCTGGAATGCAGAAGATTGATGACATTACATTATATGACAAACTAGACTTTTCAGACCCAATGGCAAGTGCTGAACGAAATTACATGCAGAACACAGCTCCTCAACTTTTATACCCAGATGCGGCTTCGGCAGCTATGCAAGCTAATCAAGCTATGCAAGTAGAAGAGGCAGCGACAGAAATGACGATTAACGAAGAAGCTATGGCTGGACAAAAAGAGATAGAAGGAGAGGATAATGGTAAGCCTAAAACTAAAAAATAGATGAAAAAAGGAACACATCATTCGGAATATTCAAAAAATAAACTTAGGTTAGCTAATTTAGGTAAAAAACAAAGCAAAGAAACGATAGAAAAGATGAAGGGAAAAGTTCCTTGGAATAAATGTAAAAAATTACCTAGTCTTTCAGATGAACATAAGAAAAAAGTAAGCCTAGCGCTTAAAGGAAAGAATACTTGGATGAAAGGCAAGAAACTATCGAAAGAGACTAGGGAAAAAATAAGTAAGGCCGGAAAAGGAAGAAAAGTATCTAAGGAAACACGAGAAAAAATGACTGGTAAAAATCACTGGAATTGGAAAGGCGGTTATGAAAACATTCTTTTCCTGAATAGAAAAAGAAGGATAAAGAAAAAGGGCAATGGTGGTTCTCATACATTAGGAGAATGGGTGACACTAAAAGCTCAATATAACTGGACTTGCCCTTGTTGTAAAAAAGCAGAGCCAAAGATTAAATTAAGCCTGGACCACATTATTCCAATAGCTAAAGGAGGCTCAGACAATATTGAAAATATTCAACCATTATGTATCAGTTGCAACAGTAAGAAACAAACAAGGGTAATCAAATATTAGATAAGAAGAAATAGGCGTTAATCTAACTGCTCGCCACAGTATAATTTTAGGACGCTAAGCTAACGTAGAATGCCGTCCTACCTACAATGATGAAGATTAAAGATGAATTAGCGGAACTTCCAAGCGATGGAACAAAATTAGATGACATCGAAAAGGAAGAGGAGATAGAAACTCCTGCGGACTCGCAACCTGAAAAAAAAGAAGAGGAAGAAAAGGAAGAAAAAGAAACACCTTTTCACGAACATCCTCGATTTAAGGAGCTTGTAGAAGAAAAGAACACCTACAAGGCTGACCTTGAAAAGTTAAGGGAGGACACAGAGTCTAAATTCAGCGAAATGAAGGAGTCGCAATCCAAGACTGGAACTATTCCTAATTGGTTCACAGAGCTATATGGAGAAAATGAAGTCGCATGGACTAAGTACCAAGAGCAAGACAAAACTTCTCGTGAAGAGATAAAGCGAGAGATTAGAGAAGAGTTTAAACAAGAGGAAGACAAGAAAAAAGACTCTATCAAACAATGGGAGAATAGGATTGATGAGCAATTAAAGGAGTTAGAAGATGAAGGCGAGAAATTCGATAGAAATGAACTCAAGAAGATTATGGAGGAAAATCCTACATATACTCAAGACGGAGAGTTCAATTTTAGAGAAAAGCTAGAACTTCTAAAGCTCAGAAAATCTAAAGACCCCAAGAAATCTAAAGCTCGGAAGGAAATTGCCGATGATGACGGAAAATCCAAAGCAGAACCGGGAGATAAGAAATGGTTCACCCCAGAAGATATGAGAGGTAAAGGATGGGATGGACTAAATAATTAATAATAATAAATAATTATGTCAAGAATTAGTACGACTACCCAAGACAAAATGCTTCCAAAAGTATTAGATACCATTTTGAATGGTAATGTCTTATGGACACGACTTATGGGTGGTGTAAAAAAATGGAGTGGGGAATCAATGAAAAAATCTATCAAAGTATCTAAAAATACTACTGGTGGTTTCTTCGATGGTTATGATCTTTTGGATACAACTGCAACTGATAATAGAATACAGTTGTCATTTGAACCAAAGTTCAACTACAAAACTGTTTCAGTTCCAGTAACCGAACTGTCAATCAACGCTGTTTCCGAAACTAAAGTCATCGACTTGATGTCTGCTGAAATGGAAACTGCTGCTGAAGATATGGGAGATGATCTAGGAGACGCTTTATATGCTGGTCTTGGTACAACTAACACCTTTAATGGTTTAGCTAACATCATTGATGATGGTACTGATGCTGCTACTTATGGCGGACAAACTCGAGCAACTTATACTACGCTTAATTCAACTGTTACTGCCTCAGGCGGAACTTTGTCTCTAGCTAAGATGGCTACTCTTTACAACGCTATTACTTCAGGTTCTCAAAAACCTAGTATTGGTGTTTGTAGTGAGACTATCTTTTCGCTTTATGAGCAACTTCTACAACCTCAAGAAAGAATTTCTAAGGATGTAAGTATGTATAAGGGTGGATTGAAAGGTGCTACAGGATTCACAGGTCTTTCTTATAAAGGTCTTGATATTCTAGCTGATGAGAAATCAACATCAGGAACTCTTTATTTCATAAATGAAGATTACCTAGATTTCTTTGCTCTTCCAGTTTATGGAGAAGATGCTTTCAAGTACAAAACTGTTACTGAAGGAAATGACTACGGTCAACCAGTAGGTATGGGATTCACTTGGGACGGATGGAAGAAACCTGTCAATCAGAAAGCATATGTTACTCAAATTACTCTTGGAGGAAACTTCATTTCGTGGAATCCAAAAAGGATGGGAGTTTTAGAGTCAATAACCGGAGTATAGAGTTTAATCAATTAACATATTTAGCCTTTTACCTCGCTAGACGGGAGAGGGATAAATACAAATAAATATGACACAATTATTAGAAGAGTTTGTCCCGGTAGTAAAATACAAGGGATTGAACACAGATAAAGCAGTAGTTTTAGGTTCTACACTAGCAGTAACAGGTGTTATCACCGCTACTGGTGGATTTAGTTCACCTGGGAGTACAATTACTCCAAATCCAGTACTTAATCAGACTATTACTGATGTAGACGCACAAAATGCTACACCAACGATTGCACAAATCAGAGGTGGAGTGATTGTTCACACATCAGTTACTGGTGCTGGTACAGTTACAGTTCCAACTGGAACAGCTATGTCAGCTGGTATTACTGGAGTTGCTATCGGTTCAACTATTAAATGGTTGTACTACAATGATGGAGACCAAACTGCTACTATTACTGCTGCTACAGGTCACTCTCTTGTTGGTGGAACAGCCGCAGTTACAACTGGTAAGCACATGAGTATTACAAGTGTTTGTACCGCAGCTAATACCTGGGTCACATACTTGGAAACATTAATGTAATTGTCTCTGCTACAATAGATCGGACTCGTAAGCAGAAAGTGCGAGTCCACATTATTAATCAATAATTTAAAAAGATGGCAAAATTTACCACAGATTCTGGGATAGCCCCAGGAGGAATTAGGACTAATACTGCTACTCAAGAGATGTCTCTTGGAGCAAAAGTTGTTACTCCTGATGGAAGAGCTTACCGATATGTACAGGCTGGTGCAGCTGCATTAGTTCCTGGAAAACTACAAGACGGTCCAGCTAATAAAACTGACAATGCAAACATTGCAGTCGTGTTAGGAACTGCCGGAGCTACTGCAATTACAGTAACTTTAGGTTCAACTGCCGCTACTGTAAATGAATTTGCAGAAGGTGTTGTAGTTATCAATGATGAAAATGGTCAAGGATACACTTATTCAATTAAGAGTCATCCTGCCGCAGACGCTGCTGCTGATTTAGTTCTTACTTTAGACGCTGACGAACCAGTTGTAACTGCTTTGACTACTAGCTCACAAGCTACGTTAGTACCTAATCAGTACAAAGATGTCGTTATTCACGCCGCTTCTGAAACTGGAGTACCTGTAGGTGTAGCTGTAACAGCTATAACCGCTGAATACTTTGGATTCATTCAAACTCGTGGAACAGTATCTTGTTTACATGATGCGTCTCCTGCTGAAATCGGAGAAGGATGCGATGCTTCTACTACAACTGATGGTTGTGTAACTGAATCAGTAGCCCCTCTATTGCAAGTTGGTGTAGCGTGTGTTCAAGGTGTATCTACCGAATATAATCCTATATTCCTAACAATAGATTAGACCTTGACAATTACATAGGGCTATACTATTATTAAAGTATAATAATTAGTATAGTAATATGGAAAAGAAAATTGATGAGGTTTTATTAAAGAAGTTGTACCTCAAAGAGAAGAAACCTATTAGAGTGATAGCAAATGAATTAGGGAGAGGAGATGCAACAGTGTTGCGGTATATGCGAATTTATAAGATTAAAAGCAGACCGCAACACCAACTTCTAGGAAGAAAGTTAAGTCAGAAAGAGAAAGACCATTTAAGTACGATAAATACAGGAAAGAAGGCTAGCTTAGAAACTAGGTCCAAGATGAGTAGAAATAGAAAGGGAAAGACAAAAAATACTCCCAAGAGGAGATTGTCTGAAGGATATATTCATCTTTATAGACCAGAGAATAAAATGAGCAACAAGACTGGGTATGTTTATGAGCATAGACTTGTGATGTATGAAGAATTGAACAGGACGCTTAAACAGAATGAGATTGTTCATCATATAAATGGAGTAAAAAATGACAATCGCATAGAGAATTTGGAATTGACAAATAGAAAATGGCATGGAGATAAACACAGTGAGGCTATTTGTTGTCCTAAGTGTAAGTTTAAATTTAAGCTAAAGTTTAAAAATAATGATTAATTAAGTTTTATAGCTTTGGGCGTTGAGCTTATCAACGCTCGGCGATAATCAAGCAGTTCGCCACTGCGTATTGAGGTCAGAATTATCTCACTAACAAAAAACAATGAATAAAGCACAAAGATTTACTAATTGGACAAAGGAAGATTTCTCTCATAAATGGGACAGCGTACAGTACACATTTAAAGCTGGAGAATCAGAAATGGTACAAGATTATCTTGCTCATCATTTCGCTAAACATTTAGCACAAAGAGAAATAAACAAAAGGAATAAGTTGATGACAGATAGGAAATACAAGGAATTTTACGACAAATGCTTATCAGGAGATGAAGTATCATCAGAATCTAGCTTAAAGCTAGAGATGGAGATTGAAAAAGTTAACCAGGAGAAGGTTGAAAAGAAAGAAGAAAAGAGGTTTTGTGAGTTTTGTGATGCTAAGGGTCCAATAAAGCATAGAGCTAATTGCCCTACATTAGAAAAAGTTTCAAAAGAGGAATCAAAATTTGAAGGACTAAAATAAGCCAAAATGAAAATACTAGATTCTAAATCTATATTAGTCAAGAAAAAAGCCTCTCAAAACGAAGACCTTTTCAAGTCCTTACGATCTAAACAACTCTTGGAAAAAGAAGTGCTAAGATTAATGAAATACAAAGATTCAGTAGAACCCGAAAAGAAGAAGGAAGTAGAGGCTTTTTATGGCTTTATGAAAGAAATGCAAGTAAAGAAGGCAGCCATTCTAAAGGAAGTTAGAGATTTAGAAGCCGATAGAGAAGAACTACTGAAACCATTAATAGAAGAAAAGATTGAAGCTACAGAGACAGACACAAGCGAAAAGAAGAAAATAATCAACGATAAGATTGACAAACTAGAAAAGATTGAAAGGGAATTAGAAGAACGTAGCTTGAAACTTGCTAAACGAGAACAAAAATTGAAAGAAGATAATAAATTTATAAAAAAACATGAATAAACAAGAACACGGAGACGCTTTTGTTGTAACACACACCCATGCAACAGCAGCCTCAGCCTCAAATGCTGGAGTAGCTCTAAAAACTCATTACATAACAGACATTTCAGCAAGTTCTGATAAAGCTGGTTCGCTTTTGTTAGTGAAGCAAGGAGAAACTACTATCTGGCAAGTTCAACTCGCAGCAACAGCAGCGGGTAATCTAGCCTACTCACACACCTTCAGCACTCCACTAAAAGCAGCACTAGGAGCATTAGTATCAGTTGAAATAGACGGAACTTCAGTTTGCGATGCAAACATTGCAGGATTTACTTTATAATAAAATTCTATGTCAAATATAATAACACCATCGAGTCAAGCCAATACCGATCATTCAGTATTAACTGACAATGGAACTATTTTTGATGAAAACACATCTCGAAGATATTGGTTTATTCAGAACGTGGGAACTGCCCCAGTATTTATTAAATTCGGCACAGGAGCCTCAGCAGCGAGTTTTAACTCAATTATACACGGAGGTACATCAGATAGTGATGGAACAGGAGGAGCAGCCTCTTCTGACAATCCTATAGCCTATACCGGAGACATATCAGTTTATAGTACAGACTTAAAAATTGTAGCTTACGAACTATGATCACAAACAACTCAGCCAAGAAGATTGAATTACCAGCAGACCTTAAAAAGGCTATTGACAAAGTGCGTTCTCAGTTAGAAGTAAGCAAGAACGAGCTTTTAATTATTCAAAAGGCTAGATATTCAGAAAGTGCCTCAGTTGAGCAGTTAATTCGACAAAGACAGTTTTTAGCAAGTGAGATTAAAGAAGCAAGATCTACTTTAAAAGACTTGAAGGATGAATTTGAAACTGTTGGAGAAATAGTAGAGAAGAACAAGAAAGAAGCCGAAGAGTTGCAGACAAAATTAGATGGACTTATTGAAGAATCAAGAGAGATTGAGAAAGAAAAGGCTAATTTCGAGCAGGACAAGGAAGACAGAGCGAAAGAATTTGCCGATAAGAAGAAGGAATTAGCAGAAAGAGAAGCTGGAATAGTCAAGAATGAAGCTGAAGTAGAAAAAAGATTAGATGAATTTAAGAAGTTCATGAAACAATATGACTAAATGGAGCAAGCCTAGCGGAGTAGATACAAGTTGGGATAAACCAGACGACATTGTAGTAACAGCTGAGACCGATTATTTGCTTCAAGAAAATGGAGACAAGTTATTACAAGAGAACGGAGATGCTTTGCTAATAGAATATTGGTCAGGATTTAGAAAAATAATAAGAGACATAACAACTATTTGGAAATAATATGGCAGAAAATCCAATATCAAATTTAGATGAATTAACAACACCAGCTAGTACCGACAAGTTGGCCATTGTTAATGGTGGGGTAACTCAAAAAATAACACAACAAAATTTAATAAATCTTTTAGATGAGGATGATATGGCTTCTGATAGTGATACTCAGTCTTCTACACAGCAATCCATTAAGGCTTACGTAGACACAGAAGTTCCAGTAAAAGCCACAGGAGCAGAAATTAATACAGCGACAGACGATGCTAAATTCGCAACGTCTAAGGCAATTAAAGATAGTTGGTTAGCCAATTCACTTCTTGGAATAGAATATGTTTCGTCTTTTGCAGCAAACGCCAGTCAAGGAATAGCTAGCGATGGAACTTATATCTACACAACAAGCACTACTCATCTATATAAATATACTAAAGCTGGAGCATTGCAAACTTCAAGAGATATTTCCGGAGATGGAACTTATGATCATATGGGAGATTTATGTTATCATGATGGTTTCTTATATGTTGGAACTGGAAGTTATCCTACTACACCGCTAGTAGGAGCAGTTCTTAAAATAGATGCGTCTGATTTATCATTTGATAGTGAAATTTCGACTCAATCGAACCATGAATGCTCAAGTGTAGCTAGAGATACAGATGGTAACTTTTGGGTTACAAGTTATTCAGACCTTAACCCTAATAAGATATATAAATATAATTCCGCTTGGACTTATCAGTCCGTTGACAACTTGGAAACTGTAGATTTTGATGATGAAGATGGATATGATGGAATTGAATGGGTAAACGGATATTTATTAGCTATGGCTCATTTTGGAGGAACTGAAGGAGAATTTTTAGACAAATATTCATTTGATGGAACAACTTTCAAACGAGAACAACGAATATACAGCATTGTCAATGGCTTTAATACTGGTCAAGGAATTGCCCTAGACCCAACAGAGGATGGTGTTTTATGGATGGCGGCAAGAGAAGACTCTAATAAAGCCTACAAAACAAATATAATAGAAGAAGAGAATGTTAAAAAAGCAGTGGATGATTCATCTGACGGATGGAAAGAAGTAAGTGAGACTTGGGCGTATGCTTCCGCTTCAACCATCACTGTTCCGTTAAGACTTACTACCAAATATAGAAAAGGAGATAGAATAAAAATAGTACAAGATGGATCAGTCAAATATTTTGCTCTTTCTGGGTCTGCTACTGGCGTACTTACAATTTTAGTTAATACTGATTATGTTTTAGCAAATGCAGCGATAACACATGTCTGGTATTCTCACGAATTGAATCCAGTTGGATTTCCTGACTGTTTTACTTGTGCAGCACCAATTTGGGAGAATATTGATGATGGCTCTGGTGGTCAACCAGCAGCTAATAAATTTTTTCAGAAGATTATCGGAAATACACTTCATGGAAGGATTATTACTGGTACTGCTTACAAGTCAGTTGGAGCTGGAAATTATGCTAAATTTGCACCACCAGTAGCATTCGCTACTCTACCAAATAGGACTTGCATAGGTTCAAGTTTGATTAGAGTAGGAGATGATTCAGATTTAATTGGAGTTTGTCAGGTATTTGATGCAAAGGTTTATCCAGTAGTCCAATCTTCAATGGCAGAAAATTTAGAGTTAGACTCAGTATCAATGGATTATAGCTATAAAATTTAAAATAATGTTTACATACACATCAAGAAGGAATTTATTTGGAACTTTATCAAATGACTCATCGACTGCTAATTTAACAGTCGGGGATACTTTAATGAACGCTTTCGAAAAGAAAATAAGCAAGAAGTTTAATTTCTTAGAAGGCTCTTTGTATTCTTCGACAGTTGCATCTCAACAGTTTTATGAACTTCCTAATAACTTTGGAAGATTAAACAATGTAACAGTAACTATTTCAGACACTAAACACAGCCCTAAACTAATCACTACAAGAGAGCAATGGGACTTACTAAATATGTCCGGAACTCCAACATCAGATATTCCAGAATTTTATTATATCTTCAACAAGGAAATAGGATTTTTCCCAATACCTGCTTCTGCAACTACAGACGCTATTTACATTCAATTTCACAAGAACTTCAGAGATTTAACCTTAGCTGATTACACCACAGGGACAATCACAAGTATCGCTAATGGAGGAACAGCAGTCGTTGGAAGTGGCACAGTATGGACAGCTAAAATGGCTGGAATGTGGATCAGAATAACTGATTCATCAACAGCTAACACTGGCGATGGTGAATGGTATGAGGTAGAGTCAGTTACTTCAAACACAGCTTTAGTTTTAAAAATGCCTTACCAAGGAATAACAATAGCCGCTGGAACAGGAGCTTACACAATAGGACAAGTTTCTGAACTACCAGAAGATATGCAGATATTACCGGTATTTGAGGCTTTGGTTACTTATTTTACTTCTGTTAAGCCAGACAATACTAAAAAACAAGAATATAAAGCTCAAGTATCAGAAATGAAAAGAGAAATGATGGCAGAACACGGAAGCACATCACTAAGTCCAGTTTGTTCTGATGAATTAATCGAGCCTGAAAATATTAATAATTATATTGTAGGAACATAATGCAAAGCAAGGTAACAATAGGTAGTATTTTAGGAGGTCATTCAGTTACTGAGTATTTTAGCTCAGATGACTCTTATCTTTCCTCTATAGCGATTGATCCAGATATGCCAGTTGGAAGCAACAAAAAGGCTTCTGGTTGCATTGTTCCAGTTGTTTATGAAGAGTTTTCAGGTGCTAATATCAGCGATTACCCTAAATGGCTGATTACAAACATCAAAAACGCTCTACTATACGCCTATAATGAAGACGGAAAGATAGTCAGCTATAACAGCTCACTAGCAAGTGAAACTTTAGTCGGAACAGCTACATCAGGAGCAGGCAATGGAGCTGCTTACTATAATAATTACATTTACTTCACTACACCAACTAATGTTTCAAGATATGGTCCACTAGATGGAGCGCCTGCTTTAGTAAATACAGTTTGGACTGGTGCAACTTTAGGCTCACAAGTAGCGACAGCAAACACAACCTACCCAACAATTAGTAGTGTTTTAATCCCAAATCATCCAATGCACTCTCACGGAGACGGAAACCTTTATTTTGCTGATGTAGTTACTGGTGCTGGGGTATTACATAAGATTTCAACTAAGAAAACAACAGCAGAAGGAGATACTGACGATGCTTCTGATTATAACGTATTAGATTTACCAGCCGGATGGTTTATTACAGATATTGAGTCTTGGGGATTAGATGTGGCTATTTTAGCTGTTCAAACATCTTCAAGTTCGCTCGATCAAGGAAAATCAGCTTTATTCTTGTGGGACCCAACAAATACTTTAACATTTTACAGAGGTCCTATATTCTTACCAGATCCTATCGCCACCTCATTAGTAAACGCCAACGGAAGGCTCTATATTTGGTCAGGTAACGCCGTAGCAGGTATTAGACTATCAGAGTACATTGGAGGCGATAGCGTCTCTGAGATAGCCTTTTTGGAGGACGGACTACCACCTTTAGCTGGAGCTTGTGATGTTATCGGTTCTAGGATAGCTTGGGGACAGACTCTTAGTGAGCCAGAAACAGCAGTAACAGTAATGTCTTACGGTTCTAAAAACGCCAAATTACCAAAAGCAATTCATAATATAGCCAGAGCTACAAGTGCGACTGGATTATGCACAGCCTTAAAATATGTAGAACAAGGGTCTAGTACACAGAAATTAGTGATAGGAAGTGGAACAGGTTCAGCTTACGCCTTAGATAAATATTCTACTAGCGGAACTTATGACGCAATATTTAGGTCAAAAATGATAACAGTTGGCTCAAGATTTACGATTGACAAGATTAGAATTCCGTTAGGAGCAGATTTAGCAGCAAATATGAGCTTAGTAGTTAAGATAGTTTATGATGATGCTTCTTCAACTAACACGCTAGACACGATTAATACTACTAATTTCACAGCAGGAACACGAAAGATTATATTTGACCAGCAAAGTATTTTAGATGCAACCATAACACCACAGAATAATTTTTATTTACAATTTGAATTTTCGGGTACAGTTAAATTGCCAATAATTTTCCCAATAGATATTACATTAGATATACAAGAAGATGAAAATAACGACTAACTATGACTAAAGAACTAAAACAACCAGCTATTCCGAATTTACCTTCCTCTTATATGACAGAAGGAGACACTAGAGGCTTAATAGATGAATCTCTTTCTAAATTCGGAGGAGTATTTAGAGTTTTATCTGGTAATGCTCAGAGTGGGAATTTTGTTACTGGTTCTACAGGTTGGAGTTTAGATTCAGGTGGAGATATAGAAGCTAATAGTGGAACATTCAGAGGTACAATAACAGCTACATCAGGAACTATAGGGGGCTGGACAATCGGTGCTACAAGTTTAAAGTCTGGTACTGGAGCAACAACAGTAGCTCTTGATTCTGGAGGAACTAATCCTGCATTTTATGCTGGTTCAGCTACTCCAGCTACAGCTCCGTTTAGAGTAACTACTGCTGGAGCCTTAATAGCTACTGGAGCTTCAATTTCAGGAACAATAACAGCTACTGGAGGAAGCATAACAGGAGCTTTGACAATAACTGGAAATTTATCAGTAACGAGTGGATCAATAATAACTGGTAGCGCAACAACAGAACGAATTGTATTAAATGAAGCAGGAAGTACAGGTTTAATAAAATTTTATTATGATAGTGTTGAAACTGGAAAAATGGGTTCGTTGGTTTCTGGAGATGTATATATTGAATCACAACAAGATCATTATTTTGCAACACCAACACTCCAAATTATGAGAATGATTGATGATGGCAATGTTCAAATGCGAACAGCAACAAGTAAAATATATTGGGCTTCTGGAAGAGGAATAGAAGATGGTGGTTCTTATTTAGAGTCACTAGGAGATTTTAGAGTATCAACTGGTAGCGCATATTATGTTGGAACTGATGGTGGAGACACTAACACCTTAAATTACAAAGACCATAGTGGAAATAACGCTACAGCTACGATTAAAGGAGGAATAGTTACAGCTACTACTTAATTTTTTATAGATATTATGAAACTAAAAAAAGAAGACAAAAACAATCTACTGTATTTTTTAAACAAAGCTACTTTAACTGGTAATGAAGCTATCATTTTAGCTAATTTATTAGTTGTAGTATCTGAAGCAGAAGAGATTAAAGAAGAATTAAAAGATAAAAAATAATTATGGCTAAATACAACGTATCAAAAAGAGAGGCTAAGGAGCTTGGAATAGAAAGAGTCAGAATTGGTGGAGATAAAAAATCCGGTTCTAAATCTGGTAGTGATTCTCAATTAAAAGCATTACAAGGTAGCTTTACATCGTCCTTAAAACCTACAAAAGAAGAAGAAGATACTGACACTCAATTAGGTAATATTATTACTTCTAAAGAGTTGGGTATACAAAAAGCAGAACAAACTCCGATAGCTCAGAAGTTTATTACTGGTCAATCAGCAGGATTAGAGAAATCTGCTGCTTTGAAGGCTCTACCGCTACAAACCAGACTAGCTAACCTACAAGCTCGGAGACAGTCAGCTTCTGATGTCTTGAAAGCTCAATTAGGGTTTGCAACTTCCGCAGCAGAAACAGCAACACAAAAGAGTCAATTCGGACAAACTTTTGGAGAAGGTCAAAGGCAGTTTGATGTTACTAGTTCATTGGCGCAACAACAAGAAGATAGACTAAGAGAAGGCGATAAAGAAAGTGATAATGACG